GCCACGTCGCGACTCTTTTCGGCCAGTCGCGATCTCTCTCCCTCACGAATGAGGCGGCCCGTGTAGCACGACACGCCCGGATATGTCAACCTCTTGACAAGGTATTTCTTGCCCGATTTGGCAACTCAGTAAGATTTACGGCGGTATTCTGGCTGAAAATGGCCGTAAATCTTACGGTGCCACATATCCGCAGGTCAGAGGGCTGACCGTAATATTTACGGTCCCTCACCCCCGCGGACCAGCCACGAGAGCGGAGGTGTCGGATGCGCGTCTGCGACTACTGCGCCGGAGAAATTGCGGCGTCGGCACCCCGGAACACGAAGTACTGCTCGGCGAAGTGCCGCAAGGACAGCCAACGCGCACCGGAGCTGGCCGTCGTGCCGTCGACTGCCGAGTCTGAGCCGGATCCGCTGGTGGAGGCGGTGCGTCGCGAGCTGGAAGCCGCGGCCCGGTTGGATACGTCGCTCGGCCAGCAGGCGCTGGCCGCTGCGGAGCGGATGAGCGCGGCGTCGGGCGCGGCGTTCGCGGCGCTGTCGAAGGAGCTGCGGGAGTTGATGACCGCGGCGACCAAGGGCGCAGCCACCGCGGTGGATCCGATCGACGAGTTGAAGTTGCGCCGTGACCGCAAGTCTGGCTAAGCGGCGCCTGGATCCGACGTACTTCACGCACCCGCCGTACGTCGAGACCTACGGCCCCGAGGTCGCCGACCTCGCGGCATTGGCGGGGTTCGCGCCCGACCCTGAACAGGAGATGGCGCTCGATGTCCTGTTCGCGATCGGCGACGACGGACTGCCGCTGGTGTTCGAGTTCGCCGTCGTCGCACCGCGTCAGAACTTGAAGACCGGTCTCAAGAAGCAGGCGGCACTGGGGTGGCTGTACATCACCGAGGAGCGGACGGTGGTGTGGTCGGCGCACGAGATGGGCACGACGAAGGAAGCCTTCCTCGACCTCACGACGTTGATCGAGGATTGCCCTCACCTGCGGAAGCGGTTGGCGCCGGGGCCGTCGAACGGGATCTACCGCGGCAACGGTGACGAGAGCATTGAACTGGCCACCGGGCAGCGGATGCTGTTCCGGGCAAGGACCCATCGCGGTCTGCGTGGCCTGACCGGCGACAAGCTGATCCTTGACGAGGCTTTCGCTCTGCAGTCGGTGCATGTGGGTTCTGTGCTGCCGACGTTGGCGGCGCGGCCGCATTCGCAAGTGCTGTACGGCTCTTCAGCGGGGAACGCGCAAGCAGCGGTCCTACGTGCGATCCGGGACCGCGGCCGTGTGGGCGGTAGCGACTCGCTGGGCTACATGGAGTACTGCGCACCAGAGGGTGGCTGCGCGGACGAGAACTGCACGCACGTGTACGGCCAGGCCAAGGGTTGCGCGCTGGACAACCGGGAGAACTGGAAGGTCGCGAATTCGGCGCTGGGGCGGCGGATCACGATGGCGAAGATGCAGGCGTTCCGCGAATCGGAGCCGCCGATCGAGTTCGCTCGGGAGCATATGGGTTGGTGGGAGGAGCCTGCGGGCGCCGAACTGCCGACGATCACAGCAGACCAGTGGCGGGACCTGCGCGACCCGCAGTCCACGCCGAACGACCCGGTGGCGTTCGGGCTGTATCTGTCGCAGGACCGGTCCGTGGCGGCGATCGCTGTGGCTGGCCGGCGCACGGACTGGAAGATCCACGTCGAGATCGTGCCCGCGAAGAAGGGCGGGGACGCTGATTCGCTCCCTGGCACCGCGTGGATCGCGCCCCGGTTGAAGGAGCTTGCCGACCAGTGGAATCCGTGTGCGGTGATCGTGGACGCCTATTCCGCTGCCTCCAGCCTGATTCCCGCGATCACGGAGGCCGGGGTGGATGTGATCACCACCAGCGCGTCGGATATGGCGCGCGCGTGCGGCCAGTTCTATGACGCGGTCGTCGAGGACGAGCTGCGGCATCAAGGCGCACTGGCGTTGAAGACCGCGGTGTGTTCGGCGAAGAAACGCAACCTGCGGGACGCGTGGGCATGGGACCGCGCCGACCCGAACTCCGACATCACCCAGTTGGTGGCCGCCACGTTGGCCGTACACGGGCTGATAGCCCATGGACCTGAAGAGAAGACCGAGACAGAGGTTTGGGGGTTCTGGGAATGACACTGGCCCAAATCTGGCTGCTCGTCGCCGTTGTGGGTGCCGCCGCGGTCGTGGCCGGCGTCGCCTTGCTGGCTGGGGCGCCGTGGGCGCTGATCACCGGCGGGTTGATGGCGATCGTCGGTGCGGTGCTGTTGGTCGACCCGAGCGAGATGCGCGGTAGGCGCTGATGCCGTCTCTGCTGGCCCGCTGGAAGGGCGGGGACGCCGCTCGCTCGGATATGACCTGGGACGAGTACGCGAACCTGATTCAGCAGTTCCAGTTCAACGGATACACCTACCAAACGGGCCTCCAGCAGACCCTGGCAGGCACGGACACGGAGCGGCCGTCGAGCAACTTCGTTGGCCTCGCGTCCGGTGCGTACGCGTCGAATGGTGTGGTGTTCGCGTGCATGCTGGTGCGCCAGTTGGTGTTCTCCAGCATTCGATTCCGGTGGCAGAACCTGCGCGACGGGAAACCGTCGGACACGTTCGGTACGCAAGAGTTGGCGGTGCTCGAGGAGCCGTGGACAGGCGGCACCACCCAGGATTTGCTGTCGCGGATGATCCAGGACGCCGACTTGGCGGGCAACAGCTACTGGACGCTGCAGGGCGGCGAACTGGTGCGGTTGCGGCCGGACTGGGTGGAGATCGTCGGCGCGAGACGGTACCTGCCGAGCACGGGGCGCAACCGCAACCGCGGCACTGGCCAGGTCGGCTGGATCAAGAAGGGGTACCTGTACACCGAAGGCGGCGCGGCGTCGAACAATGACTCCGTCGCGTTCACCGTGGACGAGGTGGCGCATTTCGCGCCGATCCCCGATCCGCTGGCGGCCTTCGCGGGAATGAGTTGGCTGACGCCGATCTTGCGGGAGATTCAGGCCGATCACGCCATGACGCGGCATCAGCGGAAGTTCTTCGACAACGGCGCCACCCCGAACATGGTGGTCAAGCATGACACCGGTGCCGACATGGAGAAAGTGAAGCGGTTCTCGGAGATGATGGCCGAGAAGCACGCTGGCGTCGAGAACGCGTACAAAACGCTGCATCTCTACCCGGGTGCTGATGCGACAGTGGTCGGCACGAATCTGAAGGATATCGACTTCAAGTCGGTGCGCGGAGGCGGGGAAACCCGCATCGCCGCGGCCGCCGGTGTGCCGCCAGTGATTGTAGGCCTGTCCGAGGGTCTCGCGGCCGCCACCTACTCGAACTATGGCCAGGCTCGGCGGCGGTTGGCGGATGGCACCGCGCATCCGCTGTGGCAGAACGTTTCCGGGTCGCTGAACCGGATCGTGCCCCGGACTGATCGCACGAAGAGTGGCGCGGTGCGGCTGTGGTACGACGCCACCGACGTGCCGTTCCTGCGCGAGGACGAGAAGGACGCCGCCGACATCGCCGCGATCAAGGCGCAGACGATACGCCAGTACATCGACGCCGGATACCTGCCTGACTCCGTGGTCGCCGCAGTGAACGCCAACGACCTCCGTCTGCTCAAGCACAGCGGGCTGTATTCCGTGCAGCTGCAGAAGCCAGGGGGCAACAACCCCGAACCTCAGGGAGAACCGAATGCCGACGGAAACCAAGAACCTGGCGCGTGAGGACCTCTGCAGGTCCGTCCCGTTCACGCTGACCCGTGACGGCGAATCCGATGGCGACGGCCTCACCTTCGAGGGCTATGGCGCGGTGTTCAACAGCCCCACCCGCATCGACTCGTGGGAGGGAATGTTCGACGAGCAGATCGCGCCGGGCGCCTTCAAGAAGTCCATCCGGGAGAAGACCCCCCGGTTCCAGTTCGACCACGGCCACCATCCGCTGATCGGCTCCATTCCAATCGGCCGGATCACCGACATCCACGAGGACACCTCCGGGTTGTATGTCGAGGCGCGACTGTCGGATAACTGGCTGGTCGAGCCGATCCGTGACGCAATCGCCGAAGGCTCTGTCGATGGTATGAGCTTCCGCTTCTCGGTGGTCCGCGATGAGTGGCGCGACAAGGACGGCAAGCTCGTCAAACCCGACGAGGTCCTGGATCTGCTGTGGGATGACCGCGAGGGCCGCGGGCCGCTGCTGCGCACCCTGAAGGAAGTCAAGATCGCCGAAGTCGGGCCGGTCGTGTGGCCGGCCTATGAGGCGACCTCCGCAAGTGTCCGTTCCAAGGTCATCGACCTGGGACGGCTGAATGAACCTGAGCAGCGCAGGCTGCTCGCTCGCGCCGTGTTCCTCGCGGACACGGCCGACAGCTCCCCTGAGGAGCGGTCCGACGAAGAGCCGCAAGACACCACCCCGGTGGCCGTTGAGCACTCGGACGAGGACACCGACACGCCGCAACCCACCCCAGAGGCCGGGGAGCACGAGCCGGAATCCCCCGAACCCGCACCCGTCGACGATGTCGACGCTGCGCGTATGGCTGCGCTCGAGGCGCAGTTCACGCAGGCGTTGAACGAGGTCAAGACGGCGCGGGAATCAACCCCACCCTTAAGGACTCTGAAATGAGTGTCGAACTCACCCATAAGCAGGCGGTGCAGCGCGAGAAGGATATCCAGGACGAACTGGAGCGCCTGAAGGCGAAGACCGAGAAGACAGCGGAGGATCAGGCCAAGGTCGGCCCGCTGGTCGAGGAGTTCCGGAAGGTGCACGCGCACCGCCTGGACCTCGAGCACGACGCAGCCCTGGCCGAGGTCCGTTCCGCCACCGGCGCTCCGCTGAAGGCCGATGATGCCGATCTGGGCCCCGCCCGAGCGGAGACCGAGGTCATCGACCGCACCCGCGGCGCCAGCCTCGGTGGCAAGTACCGCAACCCCTGGGACACCAGCGAGGTCCGCTACGGCCGCAACGGCACCGCCCACGAACTGCGTGAGCGTGCCCTCGACGCGATCGAGCGGATGCCGCACGCCAGCGACAAGGTGCGTGAGGTGTCCACGAACCTCATCGAGACCCACGAGGGCACCCGGATGGCGGAGATGGTGCTCACCACCACCTCCCCGGAGTACAGCTCGGCGTTCACCAAGGTGATTCGTGCCCGCGGCCAGATGGCGGCGCTGAACTCCAGCGAACAGCAGGCCCTTTCGCGCGCGATGTCGCTGACCGACGCCAACGGCGGATACCTCGTGCCGTTCCAGTTGGATCCGACGGTGATCATCGCGGCCAACGGGTCGTTCAACGAGATCCGCAAGATCGCCCGGGTCGTGCAGGTCACCAGTGACGTGTGGCACGGCATCTCCACCGCCGGTGTCACCGGCTCGTGGGACGCGGAAGCTACCGAGGTCTCCGACGATTCGCCGACCATCGACCAGCCGGCCATCCCGGTCCACAAGGGCGCGGTGTTCGTCGCGCAGTCCTTCGAGGTGCAGGAAGACGCCACCGGCCTCGCGGGTGAGGTCGCGAAGATGATCGCGTTCGAGAAGGACCGGATGGAGGCGGTGGCGTTCGTCACCGGTTCGGGTTCGGGCCAGCCGACGGGCATCGTCACCGCGCTGACTGGCACATCCTCGGTGGTCACCTCGACCACGACCGACACCTTCGCGGTCGGCGACGTGTACAAGCTCGACGGCGCCCTTCCCGCTCGGTACGCGGCGAACGGTTCGTGGCTGGGGCATCGCACCACCTACAACCTGATGCGGCAGTTCGACACCAACGGCGGCTCGGCCCTGTGGGGTCAGCTCGCCGACGGACGGTCGAGGGATCTGCTCGGCCGCCCGGATTACGTCGCGGAGGCGATGGACGGCACCGTCACCGCGCTGGCGGAGAACTACGTCCTGATCTTCGGCGACTTCTCCAACTATGTGATCGCGGATCGTTTGGGGACGACACTCAGTTACATTCCGCACCTTTTTGGCGCGAACGGTCGTCCGACTGGCCAGAGTGGTTGGTACGCTCATTTCCGAGTTGGTGCAGACTCGGTGAACGACTCAGCTTTTCGGATTTTGAACGTTACGTAGTCACACCCTAGTGCGTAATGTTCAGGCCGAGTTGGTCCTTAGCTCCTGTTAGTATGAGCATGCCCGCCGCTGATCACGGCGGGTAGGAGCCTCCGAATCGCCAAGGGAATTCGGAGGCTCCGCTCGCCCTTGGGAGATATGTTGAGCAACGTTCGTAAACTCGTATGCACTGAGTGCTCCGGAGAGTTCCAGCAAGCCATTCGCCGCGGCGCCCGTAAGGCGCTGGTGTGCTCCATGGAGTGCAAGAAGATTCGGGCGAATCGGCTGGACCGCGAGTCCTACCAGCCCATCTCGGACCGCCGCAAGCGCGGCTCTAACCAGCATTGCGAAGTCGCAGGGTGTGATGGGCGCGCGAAGTCCAAGGGCCTGTGCGCGATGCACTACGCGCGACTCCAGGCGTCGGGCGACCCCGGTGTTGCTGGGCAACTGAGACTGCACTGCTGGGTTAAGGGATGCGAGTCGGGAACATGGGCGCGAGGCCTGTGCCGTCTGCATTACGAGCGGATGAATAGGACCGGCGATCCGGGGCCGCTGCGGCGCAAGAAGAAGCCGAACGGCGAAGGCCGAAGCATCGTCCGGGGCTACGTAAGAATGGTTGCCCCGGATGGGCGAAGGATCGACGAGCATCGCTTTGTGATGGAACAACATCTGGGACGTCTGCTGGCGGACTTTGAGAATGTTCATCACAAGAATGGCATTAGACACGACAATCGGATCGAGAACCTGGAGCTGTGGGTCAAGCCACAGTTAGCAGGGCAGCGGGTCGAGGATCTCATCGAATTCGTTGTCCAGGCATACCCGGATGAGGTCGCCGCAGCTCTCAACAGGAACGCACGGCCTTCTGCTGCCTGATTTGGAGGTGACCGGTTGGAATTCGACCCCGGCCGGTTGCAGTCAGCCCTAGCCGCCATCCCCGAGGATGCCTGGTCGCTGCCCAGCAGCTACGCCGAGACCCGTGTACATCACGGCTATCGGCGCGTGGTGCTGGTCAGCGCCGGGCAACCCTGGGAACACGCGCACCACTTCGGATTCGTCCTCGACCGTCTCGCCCCGATTCAGGAGGCGTGGCTGTCGAGGATCGAACCGCAGGGGTTCATCGCCCCGCATCGTGACGCCGGGCCGTGGCGGGAACGCTGGCAGATTCCCATCGCTGCGGCTGGGGAGTGGTGCGGCGCCGAGACCTTCATCCCAGCAGACGGGCAAGCGTTCCCGGTGGAGCACTGGGCGCGGCACTCGGTCATCAACAACACCGGCCTGCCCCGCATCCATCTCGTCCTGGACCGGGATGTGTGGCTGAGTCGGGCACCCGAACCGTTCGAGGTCTACCCGATCCCAGACGACATGACCGACCTGGTTCAAAGGAGTCTCACGTGAAGTACAGGTGCATCAACGCATTCGCGACCGGCGACCGGATCTACACCGGCGGGGAGGAAGTCGACGAAGGCGACCAGATCCTTAAGACCCACCGCGGCCACTTCGCTGA